ACAGGTGCGGGTTATGGATATATAACTCATTGTTGTTACGCTGATGACCCATGTGAGTATCATAAACAAATACAAATAAATATTGATAATTCACTTAATAATTAATCAAATGAAAGCATTAACAGACAAAATCATTGAGTGTTTAACTGACAAGCACGATCACTTTATTGGGAAACAAACTAATGAAGTTACGCAAGCAGAAAACAAAGGATTTAAACAAGGATTGCAATGGGCAATAGAAACGGTTGAATCATTAGAATTATCTGCGGAATATGAAGAAATTGCAAGGGTAATGATGAAACATTTAGGGAGTCCTGAAAAATATCATCCGCATTATACCACAATAATCACAAACTCAACTGCGGAATTAGTTGAGGGTAAACAAAGTGTCGGGCAAATTATGGATTACATTCCAGATTAGCCCCTCAAAAGATAACAATAAAAAGTAAAGAGATGACAAAGAAATTGAATGTTTAACTTAAAATATGGACAAATGAAAACAGGAATACAATTAATTGCTACGGAAAGAAGAAGGCAGATTAAAAAATGGGGCACAACTCCCGAACATGACATTGATTTTGAAGGTGGACAATTATTGGTTGCTGCCGTTTATGCTTTAATGAATGGTAATGATGAATCCTTTTCTCAAGAAGGTTGGGAGAAATTTGAAGAAAATGTTGAACGGGATAGCCATGAGTCATTTGCAAATCTTATAAAAGCAGGTGCTTTAATTGCTGCTGAAATTGACAGACTTCAATACCAAGAAGATTAATCACCCATAAATCAGGAAAGATGAAAACAAAGAGTATTTCAAAAAGAGCAACTCATATTATAGACGAATATAGATTTACATTTCACTTTATGTTTGAAGGAAGATCGGGATTAATTGAAATAGAAAGGTTCCATTATAAGAAAACTTTTCTTGGTAGAATGACTTATTGGAAAAGAATATATTTTGGACATATTGATCCAATAAAACAGGCAGTAGAATTTTTTGATCAGAACATTAACTCAAACCAAAGATGAAATCACTAACGAAAGAACAGATTATTGAATCAATGACTTATATTTTTGAGAATACAAAACGTATTCATGGAAATAGTGAAGCTATTGATTGGATTAAAGTAGCTATTCATAAATCAGCAGAATATATTACTCAGGAATCCGAGGAGAAGAAAACAGCAGATGTTTACAAGTTTTCAGACCGTCTTGATGAGATATTTAAACAGGGGATGCCGACAAAAGCTCAGATAATTGATGCGTTCAATAAGTTTTCGGGTCAGTCCATGCCAGAATTGACGGATTTGGAAATTGAATATTCACATGCAGTAAAATGTTTATCAAGTACACCAGCACATTATTTTAGTAGAGGTGCAAAATGGTATCGCTCCGAAATAAAAGAGAGAATGAAATGAAAGAATATAGATTAACTACCGATCAATTACAGGAACTTTGCCGGGACTTCCAGGCAGATTGTCACGACGGATTTGTAAGTAATGATAAAGCGTATATTGAGTCCTGGTTACAACGGAATGGCAATACTCCTAAAATGTATAATTGCCGTTGTAAAATCTGTCATCAGGAATTTCAAAGTACCGATCCTGATTTTATGATTTGCCCAACTTGCTATGCATAAATTTCGCTGTTAATAAATGACTATGGAACGGACTTGTAAAAAATGTGGTGAGACGAAATCGATTGAGGAGTTTGCAAAGCATAAGAGAAAACTCCTTTATGACTATATGTGGACTTGTAAGAATTGTTTTAAAGAATATTGTGCTAATTATTATAAATTAACAAAACCTCATCATCAAGAATATTCAAAGAAATATTTAGAATTAAACAGAGATAAAATACGTGATTATAAAGACAAATGGCGCAAATTAAATTCATTAAGATTATCTCTAAAAGCGAAGAAATATTATCAAGATAATAAACAATTAATTAAAGAAAGATCTAAAAAATGGAATGATGAAAATAAAGAAATCAAGACTGAGACATATAAGAAATATTATATTAAAAATAAAGACAATATTAAATCTGTTGCAGCTAATTATCGACAATTAAATAAGAAATTAATTATTGATAATCAAAAGAAATATCATGATAGATGCACTAAGGAATTATTAGATCCATATATAATTTATAGGATAGTAAAATTATGTGGATTATCAGCAAAAATAGTAATAAAATATCCCGAATTAATAGAAACATATAGATCTAATTTGAAATTGAAACGTTTAATTAAAAACAAAAATGGAAACTATGAAAACAGTAACAGATTTGAGAAACGACTTGCTTGATGTTTACACAAAAACAAAAGCAGGAACAATGGACGTAAAGGTAGCTGCTGAACTTGCGAATAATGCAGGAAAGATAATCAAAACAGCAGCACTTGAATTGGCTTATAACCAATTTACGAAACAATCTGACAAGAAAATCAAATTTCTTGAGGGTTAAAAATTAACAATCTTTTTTAAGTAAGCCTCTCCATTCCGGAGGGGCTTTTTTCTTGTTAATAAATTTATTTGATATTTATATTAAAATGATATAACTTGCATGAAATTTTCAAAGAATGATCAGGTTATCCCAGAAAGAAATGAATGAAATGGCCGAGCGTGTATGGGAAAAGATACGCACCCGGCTGGCTCATTACAAGATATCGGAAGATACCGGATTCTTTGATAACTGCAATATGAATTGAAATGGCGACTGAAAAAAAATACACAATAAGTGAAGATCAGGCTGAAACATTACTTATACTTGGTTATAAAATGGATCAGTTTATTATTATGAAATCTTGGGATAAAATATCAAATAAAGATTGGATTCAAAAGGAAAAAGAATGGATTGAATTAGTCAAACAATCATTGAAAGGATGGGGATTTAATTGAAACTATCCGAAATTCATATTAATCCTGCAAATCCCCGCCTGATAAAAGACGAGCGGTTCAAAAAACTATGCCAGTCTATTAAGGAGTTCCCGAAGATGATGAAACTCCGCCCTATCATCGTGGATAAGGAAGGTATGATTTTAGGCGGCAATATGCGATTTAAGGCACTCAAAGAACTTGGCTATAAAGAAGTACCTGCCGAGTGGATTAAGCGGGACGGTGAGCTTACAGAGGCCGAAAAACAGCGGTTTATCATTGCTGATAATATTGAGCAGGGAGAATGGGACTTTGAAAAGCTAAAAGATTGGGATTCAGATAAACTAAAAGAATGGGGAATTGATCTATCTATATGGGAAGGAACACAGATAATAGATAGTAATTATAGCCGTAAAATTAAGGCTCCTATTTATGAGGTAAAAAATGAAAAGCCTGATATTATAGAGCTTTATAATTCTGATAAATATAAAGATATAATTCAAAAGATTGAGAATAGTAATATCTTAGAAAGTGAAAAGGAGTTTTTAAAAATAGCAGCGAGCAGACATATAGTTTTTAATTATTCAAATATAGCAGACTATTATGCTAATTCAGAAAAGGAACTTCAGGAATTAATGGAAGACTCTGCTCTTGTTATTATTGATTTTAATAAGGCTATTGAATTAGGATATGTAAAACTATCTGAAGAAATAGCCGAGCAGTATAAAGAGGAATATGGGAATGAGGTATAAAGACTTCTGTATATTTATTCTTACTTACGGTCGGCCGGATAGGGTTATTACATATAATAGTCTTATAAAAGCAGGTTGTAAATATCCTATTTACTTTATAATTGATAATGAAGATAAAACAGCAGATCAGTATTATAAGAATTTCGGGAAGGATAGGGTTATAATGTTCGATAAGTTAGTAATAAGTAAAACATTTGATACTGGCGATAATTTTGATGATCGCAAATGTATAGTGTATGCTCGTAATGCTTGTTTTAATATTGCGAAGAAACTCGGATATACTTACTTCCTTGAATTAGATGATGACTATACAGATTTCAGATATAAATTTAATGATAAGGGTAGATACCATGATTATATTGTACATAAAAATATTGATAAAGTTTTATCAATAACATTAAAATATTATAAGACTATATCTGCATTAACTATTAGTTATTCACAAGGGGGGGATTTTATTGGTGGTTCTATTGGAACAGGCGCAGAAAGTATTCATATTAAAAGGAAGGCTATGAATACGTTTTTCTGTTCAATATTAAGGCCATTCCAATTTATAGGTAGAATTAATGAAGATGTAAATACATACGTAAGTTTAGGGGGAAGAGGTAAACTAATATTTCAGATTAATAATTTTGCTATTCAACAATTAGAGACTCAATCAAATTTAGGCGGTATGACTGAAATATATCTTGAGAGTGGTACATATATAAAGTCCTTTTATACAGTTATGTATTCCCCAAGTTGCACGAAAATAGGATTAATGGGTGTGGTAAAGCCGAGATTACATCATAAGATAAATTGGAATAATGCAGTACCGATGATTATTAGTGAAGATTATAAGAAAGTAGGATAAAATGGTTACAAAAAAGGACAATATAAAAAAGCAGGCTATGATTGAGGCACTTACAAAGTCTCTCGGAGTAGTTACTATTGCTTGTAAAGAAGTTGGTATTGCCCGGAATACTCATTATGATTGGTATAAAGAAGACCCTGATTATAAGAATGCAGTTGATGACCTTGCAGACGTGGCTCTTGACTTTGCAGAAGCGAAACTGCATAAGCAGATTGAAAAGGAAGATACTATTGCAACGATATTCTATTTAAAGACCAAAGGCAGGAAGCGGGGATATATTGAAAAATTAGGTCTTGAATTACCAGATAATATAAACATCACCTTTACCCGGAATGGAGCTAAAGATTAAGACATCAGATATTTATTTCAAGAATATGGCAGCCAGTACCCGTTATGTATTTGACGAAGGCGGGACACGGTCAACAAAAACATATTCATTAAACCAGGTTGCTTATACACTGACTGGAGAAAGCCCTGTTCCTATTATATTCAGCATAGTATCAGAGACAATGCCCCATCTTCGCAAAGGTGCCATGCGTGACTTCTTCGCTTTCCTGAAAAAGAACAATCTTTATTTCGAGAAACATCATAACAAGTCAGATAATATATACCAGGTAAATAAGTCTATTATCGAGTTCTTTTCAGTTGATACGCCGGGTAAGGTTCACGGGCCTGAGAGGGATTATCTTTTTGTCAATGAGCTCCAGTATATTGATTATGACACGTTCTTTCACCTGGCACAGCGGACTCGGAAGCAGATATTTGCCGACTGGAATCCCGTGTCTGAATTTTGGGTTTATGAACAGTTTATTAACAATCCGCAATATAAAGGTGACATAACTGTAATTCATTCCACGCTTAATGATAATCCGTTTCTTGCACCAGAGATAAAGAAAGATATATTGCTTCGTGCTGCCCGTGATCCGAACTACAAACGTATTTATCTCGAAGGTCTGATAGGACAAATGGAAGGTGTTATTTATCCTAACTGGCGATATTTCAATGAGGGTGAATCATGGCCGGTTCATTTACCCTATGGTTTCGGTCTTGACTTTGGATTTCATCCCGACCCGGATGCAATGGTCAAAATAGCAATAGATGAAAAGAACCGGAAGATTTATGCAAAGGAATGTTTTTATCTTAATAACCTTCAGATATCCGATTTACGTAAAGAGGTTAAGTCTTACGCTAAACCACACGAGTTGATCATTGCTGATTCAGCAGACCCCCGGATGATCTCAGAGTTAAAGAGCACACCGCTTAATATCAAAGGTGTCGTAAAGAAAGAGGGTAGCGTCCTGGAAGGCATCCGGTTGGTTCAGGATTATGATATTATCACGGATAAGGAATCAGTTAACCTGACCAAAGAGCTCCGTAATCATACATGGAATGATAAGAAAGCTGGTATTCCAAATGCGGGATGGAATCATTTATTGTCCGGGGTACGTTATTTTGTTCAGTCAACAACAGCACGTAAAGCAGTTATACAGACATGGCATCTTTAAAGTCTTTGGATAAACTGACATTGAAATACATGCTGCTTAATTTTCAGGATTATGCCGGGCTTGTTGACGGGTTAATCCAGCTTCCTGTCCCTGTATATCTGAAGATAAAAAGGAAATATCATCCCGTGCCTGATAACATGGAAGAGTTCACTAAAAATATATGTTACGGTCAACGGTTATTCCTGACACGCAAGGAAGATAATGACTTTGGAATGATCATCAGAACTCTTGAAGGTTATTACTATCCCGTTGTAACTCGTAAGAAATGGGATGAAGACAAGGCATTAATATTTGGGAAGTATATCATTGAGTTGAATGTTCAGGATGTTTACCCCGCTGCGATGCATCTTATTAATCTGATCAGTGAGATGATTGAGCAGGAGAAGAAATTGCTTTACCGGGAACCTTCAAAAGTAGAACTGGCAGCAGGGATCGAAAAGCTTAATATCTTTTCTGATCTTACCTCGCTGGATTTCCTTCGTGATGTTATGAAGATAACTATTGAAGAAGTATTATTAACTCCTTATAAAGAGTGTTTAGTCAGGTTCATGATCGCAAAGGAGACGGCGGAATACCAGGATAGGTATATTAAGTTAATGCAGGAATTGAATAAACCAAAATCAAAATATGTAAAATGATAGCAGACATTAATGAATCAGGAAGGATATCGGTAAAGGCCGAGACGGATCAGGAAAGCGAGATGCTTAAAACCTGGCTCCGGGAAAATGTAAAGCTCAGCAAATCATTTGAGATGTGTTGCAACAATAAGAAATGCGCTTTTAAATTTGATTTGAAAGATGGTAGCATCAAACCTTAAAACAATACTAACGCAATCTGGTTGCACGCTTGTAATTTATGAATCTGATAAGATAGCGAATCTTAAATTAGATGTGAGCACCCAGAATGATACTATCGGCCTCATCATCCAGCCTAATGAAGTCACGCTGGAAGTTAAGGCTAATGCAATTCTGGAGCATTACCCGCCGTTTTATGTAGAGATAATCAAACAAGTCAGGCTTGAAGATGCGGCAGATACAAATGAATATAAGCTCTCTGTACTGCTTCATATATGCAAAAAGGTAATCCTTCATCTTATCTATTCCGGTGAATTTAAGCAGATAAAGCCAATGACGGTGACGAAGATTCAAGAGACAAAATATGATGCTAATGTTATCGGTTGGTCTATGCCTTTGGATTTGGTACATTTAAAGAATGAAATTAAAGATCCATGTCATCCATATTTACCAGTTTATTTGGTAGATGATTATGGTAATTATATAACAGATTTTTCAGGAAACAAAATTAAACTTAATTAATATGGACGTAAATTTATCATCAGCTTTAAAAGAGATTCTTCCCTTACCGGATAGTCTCGTTAATGAACACATGAGCGATGTTATCGGAAATAAAGATGATACAGTCGCAGGAAACTCAGTCATCGGACTTCTGAAATTTGCTGCAAATGATGTGATAGAAGTAAATAATCGCTTGCATAATACTAATCTTGTTTATCCCACGTTACATGATGGAGTTGTGGTCATGTCAGATATTGTAGCCTGGACGCTGGGCAATCCCGTCGAGGTTGTACCGGTAAATACTATTCTGACATCGTTTGATATTCATTATATTAATGTTGAGGCTGCAAGCAATGTTGATATTTACGAATTGGTTTTATATTCAGGATTGCCACTCGCTTTGGTAGAATTAGGAAGAGTAAGAATATCAAAACAAACAGCAAACTCGGATATTGGGAGTATTCCTATTCCTTGTTTTGTTCAACCGGCCCTGACAAGAATATCGGCACGGGTAGCCGCTAGAGGAGGAGCTTCACATACGATAACTATTAGTTTAGCTTATACACCTGCATAACGAAATAAGAGTGCCATGTATATGAACAGAATAACGAAAATAAAGCTTATTGGCTGGTTGATTATTGCCGGGCTTATAATTACAATATTGATATTGATATGATCCCGAACCTTAAACCAGAAATGGCCGAACTGATCAGGAACATCAGTCAGAAAAATATGTATTCAGGCAATAAGATTCCTGATTCTATTATGCAAATGTTCTCTATTGTCGAAGATGATTTACATTGTGGAATTGAGGTTCCTTATTGGTTGGGAGTTTTGGAACGGGGACGGGGGCCTCGGAAATCAAATGTAGATACCGGACTTTGGAAAAGGATTTATCAATGGATGCAGAAACATAACATGTTCAAATCCGGGACAGATAAAGGGAGGATCAGCGAAGCGAAATATGTAACCTACTATATCAATAAATACGGTAACAAGCAATTTCGCAATAAGGTATTTGTTGATGTTTACACGGAAGAGCGGAAAAAGACTATCGAAAAAATAAATGAGAAGTTTAGTAAAGAGATTCACAAAATAACTATGGAGGTAATATAATGGCAGTAACATTTGAACCTGAATTAATCAGCACACCGGAATATCCCGAACCGCTTGATCCTTCGATAATTTGCCGGTGGCTGGCAACGGAATCCCCTTGTAACTTCCGATTGTCCCGGAAAGATTATCTTGTAACGCTTTCAGTAAACAATGGGGGTTTCCTGCAAATAACAATTACTCCATCGGTCACGGTAGTCGTGCCAGTTCTCAATGATGCTATTGCAGTTTATGATTCAACGACAAATGCAATGTTGGTTGGATCCCTGACAGATGTAACCGGTTATCCAGTTCTGATAACAGATATTCCCTGGGTGGATGGCATGTCAATCGGATACATGAATGATAACACGCTACACGGGGGTTATTACTTTGAAGGCCGGTTAACGGTCAACGGGATTGTTGAACCAATAACTATTATTGCTTCGCCTAATTCATTTGGTTATGCTGATTTGGATGTAGCAGGATTGCTTCGTATAAAAACAGCTTTAGGAAAAACGGGCGACTATTCAGCAACTATAATGAAAGAACCTACAAAGTCAGGCAATTTTTATTTTGAATACCGGGGCCGGTGGTATGTTAATAGTGATGCTGATATAGATGATTACACGCCTGAAGGTGGAATTATTTCACCCCCGGAACCTATCATATGGTATTATGGCGAATGCGTCCGGTCTGAGGAGCAGGGATCGAATCTTCATGAATACGTTGTTAATGCTGTCCGGGATGCACCATTTTTGAATCTCTTTGACCGTCCTGTATATTTTCACGGGTTGCCTTTTGATCTGTCATTCATATTGCCGAAACTTACTACCGTTTCGCCCTTATATGATATAATAGTAACAATGAAAATATACAATTCGTCAAACACACAATTAGGTACAGATATTGTAACTATTGTTGATGCAGATGATCTTGAAGGATTTATAAATTCACTGAATGTAAATCCGGGACTGATATCCGTATTTGCTGATCACATGACAGTTGAAATAGAAATATAAATATAAAGCTATGGGTAAAGAATTCGCAAATGATTTATTAAATAGGGGTGTGGTTAAAATAACCGATAAACTCCTGATCCATAATATAGATACCGGGGTTACGGAATATGTAACAGTTCAACAATTACTTGCTGCACTTGCTATTTATGGCAAGGTCGGATTTGGGACAACAAGCCCAATTAAAAATTTTCACATTAAATCTGCTACTTCGGAATCGTCTATGGATTTAGAAAATGATGCGAGAGATTATAGGATTGGTGTTTATGATTTTGGAGCAGGATTAGATAGATTGTTTATTAGGGACAATACAGCCGGACAAACAAGATTTGTATTGGATGAAAATGGCAACGTTGGCATCGATACGTCAAGCCCAACGTCTAAATTACATGTCGTCGGGTTGCCTGTTTATGCAGATAATGCAGCAGCAATTTTAGGTGGATTAACTGCCGGGGCTTTTTATCGAACAGGTGGCGACCCTGATCCTGTTTGTGTAGTACATTGATTATGAAAATCGGCGTAACCCATACGATAACTTACGAACCTTTATTAACGGCTGATGGTGAATTTTTGTTAACTGCCGATGGAGAGATTATTGAAATAGGCGTACGATTAAACTTTCCATTAGTCATACCAATAGAAAGACCATGCGATGGATATTATTTGCGCTGGTATTACAATGGATGGCATTACTGGTTTTTCCTTCCCGGCAAAGTTTATCAAAATACTGAAGGCGAAACTTACCGGACAATAGGAACCCGAAAGGTAGCTATGGGATCAGGACAGGTAACTTACGGACAAATCAACGCCCTGAGAACAATTCGCAATACCCGTGAAATACAATTACTTACAACTGACGGGTGGAAAAATATCCGTATTGATCCCGGCAGTGTGATTGTTAAGAATAACTATATCAACGGTTATGAGTTTGATTTTCTGGCAATAATCGGAAGCAAGGACATATCTGATGATGAATACAGTCCTATTACGCCCGTTGAGGAATATGAATATGATGAGTTTCATGTTTATATAATTTTAATTGAATGTACTGCGACAATAATAATTACCGGTAGCTGTGGAGTCAATATAGATTGGGGCGACGGGATAATCACTACCGTTATATTAGTTGACGGTGTACCACAGACGTTAGTTCACAATTATGCGATATGCGGACAATATACAATATCTATTGATAATCCTGACTGTATTGATATTATTGATCTTGACAGTTTGAATATAATTGATGTAATTGCACCGCCGGGCAAAGGCGGCGGCGGGGGTGGTATAAAGTTTATCATTGATCCGGGGACGGTACAGGAATGTTTAGTAATAATTGGCGATCAGATATGGGCATGTAAGAATTATGCGGGTGAATTTCCTAATAGTAAACCTGTAAATAATGATTCTTCAAATGATGATCCCTATGGGAGGCTTTATTCCTGGGATATGATTATAAGTTCAGGATTTTGTCCTGAAGGATGGAGGGCGCCGACATTGGTAGATATAATAAGGACATTTGGTTTTCTTGGTAATTATGTAGGAACGGGACTCGGTGATATGATGCGTGAAGCGGGTATAGTACATTGGAATGCCCCGAACGTGGCGACAGATGACTATGGATTTGCAGGACTGGG